ATATTTATACAAAAGCAAGACGAGGTTATACCATGGAAAGATTTTAATAAAAACATGGGTATAGCCATTGAGTACAACCTAGAATACTAATGAGGTCAATATTTAACTTCGTCATAAGACCGAAGGAGTCTAGAAAAACGAATGTTAAGAAGATAGGTGAGTCAGAATTGTTGCTGAGCACCGATCTTCAAGATCACAAATATGTCAATAGAGTTGGCATAATTCTAGGAATACCAGAGTTAGGTTGCTCGGATTTACAACCTGGAGACGAAGTAATCGTACATCACAATGTTTTTAGACGCTTCTACGATGTTAGAGGTAAAGAGAAAAATAGTGCTGCTTACTTTGATGAAGATGTGTATCTATGTTCGCCAGATCAAATATACATGTATAGGAGAGATGGGGACTGGAAGCCGCTTGATGGATTTTGCTTCGTTAAACCCATAAGGTCTTTAAACGAAATGTGGACGCCAAATGAGGAGGAACCACTAGTTGGTATACTAAAGCATACCGATAAACTGTTGGAAGACAATAACTTAAAGAAGGAAGACTTAGTTGGTTTTACCCCTAGGAGTGAATACGAGTTCGTTATAGATAACGATAGGATGTATAGAGTTCCTTCTTCAGATATTTCTATTAAATATGAACGTACAGGAAACGAAAAGGAGTATAATCCAAGCTGGGCACAAGGCAGTTGAGGAACTTATAAAAGTAGCTAGAGAGCCGATTGTCGAGACAGATGATGACATTTCTGCTGATAGGTTAAAGAATGCAGCTGCAACTAAAAAGTTAGCGATATTTGACGCTTTTGAAATACTGTCGAGAATACAGGACGAAGAGGCTAGACTTGATGAAAAGCCTATAGAAAAAGAAGAGAAGCAAGCATTTAAAGGCTTTGCTGAAAGAAGATCAAAATAATGTACGAACAGACTTTATATAGCGTAATAGAGCCAATAAAGCTCAATACAATTGCTAGACTAAACAAGTCTAAGTCTTGGAAATACGGCTATAATAAAGAGCATGACGTTGTTGTTATAAGTAAGACCGGTCAAATCGGTGAGATTTATGAAATACAAAATCTTAAAATAGCGCTTCCAAAGGTTGATAAACCACATAAGTTCGAGTCTGGCACTTGGGAGGTTTTTGAATATCCAAAGCAATTAAGTTCTATAAAAACGATATTTGATTGGAGAAACACGGATGATTTTTTTCAGTCTAAATGGGAGGACTACATTGATGAAGAATTCAATAGAAGAGAATGCGGATTTTGGTTTGAAAACAAAAGCATTCCAACATACATAACAGGCACACACTACATGTACCTACAGTGGTCTAAGATAGACGTTGGTAACCCAGACTTTAGAGAGGCGAACAGATTGTTCTTCATATTCTGGGAAGCATGTAAAGCTGATCAAAGATGCTACGGCATGTGCTACCTAAAGAATAGACGTAGTGGTTTTTCGTTCATGGCCAGTGGCGAAACAGTAAACATGGCTACTATATCTTCGGATTCTAGATTTGGAGTTCTTTCTAAAACAGGTAGCGATGCTAAAAAAATGTTTACAGATAAAATAGTTCCAATATCTGTAAATTATCCATTCTTCTTTAAGCCAATTCAAGACGGTATGGATAGACCAAAAACGGAACTCGCGTATCGCGTACCGGCATCTAAGTTGACTAGAAAATCAATATCTAGCAAGGATCAGAGAGAAGAATTACAAGGTCTTGATACTACAATTGACTGGAAAAACACTGGAGACAACTCGTATGACGGTGAGAAACTTAGACTGCTTGTTCACGACGAAAGCGGAAAGTGGGAAAGACCAGATAATATATTAAATAACTGGCGCGTAACAAAAACGTGTTTACGACTAGGTAGCAGGATCATAGGAAAGTGTATGATGGGTTCGACATCTAACTCTCTTGACAAGGGTGGTGATAACTTTAAAAGACTTTACAATGATTCAGATGTTACCCAGAGAAACAAGAACGGTCAGACTAGATCTGGCTTGTATTCGCTCTTTATACCAATGGAGTGGAACTATGAAGGTTTTATGGATAAATATGGACATCCCGTATTCGAAACTCCAGACCAAGCCGTAGAAGGACCATACGGTGATTATATATACGAAGGTGTTATCCAACACTGGGAAAACGAAGTAGAAGGATTGAAGCATGATCAAGAGGGCTTAAACGAATTCTACAGGCAGTTTCCAAGAACAGAAGAACACGCTTTTAGAGACGAGATGAAAAACAGCTTGTTTAATCTTGTTAAAATATATGATCAAATAGACTATAATGAGGGTGTGAAAAACTCAGGAGCGGTTAACGTCGGTAATTTCCAATGGCGCAATGGGGTTAGGGATACAGAGGTTGTTTTTAACCCTGATCGTAATGGCAGATTTAAAATTTCATGGTTTCCACCTAAAAATCTGCAAAACAATGTAATTCTAAAGAATGGGATAAAGTATCCGGGAAATGAACACATTGGGGCGTTTGGATGCGACTCGTATGACATCTCTGGCACGGTCGATGGTAAAGGATCGAAAGGAGCTCTGCACGGGTTGACAAAGTTTTCTATGGAAGACGCGCCCCCTTCTACATTTTTTCTTGAATATATTTCTAGACCACAGACGGCTGAAATATTCTTTGAAGACGTTTTAATGGCCTTAGTGTTTTATGGTATGCCAGTGTTGGCAGAAAACGCTAAGCCAAGGCTATTATACCACCTAAGGAGAAGGGGTTATAGAGGTTTCTCTATGAACAGGCCGGATAAGAAATTCAATCAACTATCAGTAACAGAGCGTGAGATAGGTGGAATACCAAACACTAGTGAGGATATAAAACAAGCTCACGCTGCCGCTATAGAAATGTATGTGGAGAATTACGTTGGTTATAATCCTTCTGAGGATGCGTATGGTACGATGTACTTTAATGACACTCTGAATGACTGGGCCAAATTCGATATAAACAAAAGAACGAAGCATGACGCTTCTATTAGTTCTGGTCTAGCTATAATGGCCTGCAATAGGCATTTATACTCTCCGACACAGAAAATTGAAAAAGAAAAACTAAATTTAGGTATAGCTAGATACACAAACAATGGCTATTCTTCAGAACTTATTAAGTATTAACCATGGCTGAATCAGTTGCAAAAAATTACTTTCCTAGCCAAGTAGCTAGTGACATGGAAAAAGCATCTACGGAATATGGCTTGAAAGTCGCTAAAGCTATTGAGCATGAGTGGTTCCGCAGAGATTCCGGTGTAAATAGGTTTTATAACAACCAAAACGTATTTCACAGTCTTAGATTATACGCTAGAGGCGAACAACCAATTCAGAAATATAAAGATGAATTAGCCATAAATGGTGATTTGTCTTATTTGAATCTGGACTGGAAACCAGTGCCAATTATACCTAAATTCGTGGATATAGTTGTTAATGGAATATCCGAAAGAGTATTTGATATAAAAGCTTTTTCTCAAGATCCAAATGGAGTTTCAAAAAGAACTCGATACATGGATTCCATATTGAGAGACATGGCAACCAAAGAGTTAAGCGAATTCGCTGCTGAAGCCTTTGGTGTTAATTTGTTTGAAAATAGAAAAGAAGATTTACCAGGTGATAAAGACGAGTTGGAAGTACACATGCAACTCAACTACAAGCAGGGTATTGAAATAGCCGAGGAGCAAGCTATTAACGTTATACTTGAAGGCAATAGGTATGAAAACGTTAAAAAGCGATTTAATTATGATCTCACTGTCCTTGGTATTGGCTGTGTTAAAGATACTTTCACCAAAAGCGAAGGAATTAAGGTTGAATACGTCGATCCTGCTGATCTGGTTTATTCTTTCACTGAATCTCCTTACTTTGAAGATATATACTACGTTGGAGAAGTTAAAACGGTTCCTGTAAATGAACTCAAAAAGCAATTCCCTGGACTAACAGACGAAGAACTAGAGGAGATTATGGGTCAGGGTGTTCAAAACACCAGGGCTTACAGTAGAGGAGCTT